AATTTAGTTCCAGACTGTGCACTTTTAGCTTTACCCTTTTTAACTTTACCTTTAGCTAAAGCATCACTATCAAGATTAAATTCCTCTGCTGTATCGAGAATAGCACTCTGTATGTTAGAAGCGATTTGCTTTTTCTCAGCTATATTTTTAAGTTTCATGTTACCTCCTTCTATCATTGCTTTTCCTGATGAAAAGGTTAACTTCTCATAAGGATCATTCATATCAGAATTTTCTATAAGTTCTGTTCCTTTTTCTAGAATTTTATTTTGTTTATCCTCTATTTTACTTAATTCCGTAATATAGTTTTTAAACTTTTTACCTTTAGCTTTAGGATCATTTAATTCAGAAACCCCGTAAGATGGAATTTTCATATTACCAAATACAGTAAGACTATCGTTATTTCCTCCATCCTTAAGTTTAACAGCAGGCTCTCCTCCTTCAACTTCTATTTTATTTTTACCATAGTTAATACCAATACCTCCCTCAGAATGAGAATCTCCTTTGAACATAACTGATTCACCTGCATCAGGAAGATAAGGGTTGTATGAAATAGGTTCAACTTCTCCTCCCCACAAAGTTTGTAGTTCTCCACTATTTTCCAATACAGTACCACCATGTTTCATAAATGAGGTGTATTGATTATGTAAAGATTTAGTACCTTGATTAAATGCAGCCATTCCTAAATTTTTCTGGGCAGCTTTTTGATTTTTTCGTATTTCTTTTTGTCCTTGTCCACCAATTATTCCCCCTATAACACCTCCTACTGTAGAGCCTATTATTTGACCTCCGGGTATAAAACTACCAGCTATTCCACCTAATGTTGAGCCTATTTTACCAGCACCAGTTTGTTGCCCCTGTCCTCCTCCTATTAAACTACCTAACATATTACCAAAATTTCCTTCATTTCCTGAACCAGAAATATTAGTTAATATATTAGATATATTTCCACCAAGTTGTAACTTCTTACCATTTTTTGCTAAGAAATTAGTACCTGTACCGTAACTTGAAGCTACTGTATTAGGGTCTATAATAGCATCTTCAGGTCTTACGTATTTCCTTTGAACTCTATCTGGAGCTAATTCAGAAGCTTGTTTAACTACTTGACTTAACTTATTAAATTGTCTAGCTTGTTGTTTTTGTCTTTTTTGTTCCTTTATCATTTGAAAACCTTGTACTAAATCCCCCACTATAGGCATAGCTTGAGTAATACCTTGTCCTATCTTTTCAAGATTATTAGTATCAAGACCTAACGATTGAGTATCTTGCATAGATACTTTACCTGTAATATTATCAACTATCCCAGAGTTAGGATTATAAGTAGCAGTTGAGTTAATCCCCCATTGTGCCTTTTTTCTAACAGGGTATTCTGTAACTTCAGAACCATCAAATAAATAATCATTATCTGGATACATCATTTTTAAATCACCTGTATCAGATATACCTATAACTGGAGTTTTAACCCCTTTCATAGTGATCTTATTTGATTTAATCTTGGTTACTTTTCCTGGATGTGCCCATTGTCCTCTATTGTCTTCAATAACTCCTCCATTTTTTAAACCATATGCCCTACCCAATACATTACCATAAGGTACAGGTTTGGCTTTCGATTTAGGTTTATATGGAGAAAATCCCCCACTTGGGTCACGTAATGCTATGATAGCATCAGCATTTGCTTGGGAGTGCTCAAGCTCTTTGTTATATAGTTCTACATCTTCTGGCTTCATTCTACCTAATGCTTGTTTTCTATGCCAAGCATAATATTCATCAGCACTTTTAAAATCTGGAGTCTTTTCAACATTTAAATTATCTAAAGGTAGAGGGATTAAGTTTCCACCCATTTGATATTTACTGACCTTTTTTACTTTCTTTTTCGCTTTCATATTATTTGTATGAGATTTGTGATGGAGCAGATGAGAACATACTAACTAAATTAATGTCATCTCTATTATCTAATATACTCCTAATTTTAATATCTTTTGCTCTAATTTTATCCTTTTTAAATGACCTAATTGAATAATCCATATTATCTTGATTAACTTCTTTGTCGTAACTTAATGATTTACAAGAAGTTATGAATAGTGGACTTTCTACATTTTTAGCTATATTCCAAAAAGTATTATATTGATAAAAATTATCACTTTTAGTATAAGTTATAGTTTTACTTTCGGTATTGTATTTAGGAAAAGAAAGTTGAGCTTTCATATTATTTTTAGGCTTATTTTCAAGTTCTAATATACCTGTGGACTGCTGATCATTATATATAACAACTTTATTAAAATAACCATCATTAATTTGTATTTTCCTATTATTATCAGAATTACCTCTGTCTTCAGGTAAGTACTTAAACACTTTTGTATAATCCTTTACGTTTTGTAGAATCTCATCATTAAATTCATAAGCGATGGGTTGCTCTAATATATAAGGATGAATACAACCGTAGAATGAATTATATTTAGTATTATCTTTTAAATGTTTCCAGATAGAGGATGTGTTCTTACTTTCTGGTTTAGATGCTGCTAACTCAGGTTTGGTTATTGTTCCTATAGGGATATTAATAAACTTATTACAGCAGTTTTCCCCACCAAACACTACTTTTATCACCTTTACATCATCTTCTATTTGTAATGAAATTCCTGAAAGTAACTCTTCTCTTAAAACTGAAGGTAATAGAATATTACCTCTATCATCTTGCAATGAAAAAGTATCTATTCTATTACCTATTTTTTTGAGTTTTATAACTATTACTTTACTCATATTATGGGCAATCTAAAGTAGTATCGGAGCCAATTACACCTGTACCTGAATCTATGTTATAAATATCTCCAACTCCTTCTTCCATTATATAATTTTGCCCAGTTAACAAAATTGTCAATGATGGATCAGTATATATTGTACTACCTGGGGCAATAGTTTCACCCCCTCCTGTATACACAGGATCTAATCCTCCTGAACAAACGTTTTCAGTAGTTGTTCCATATCTTACTATAAATTGTAAAACTCCCTCGCTAGTTGTAGTTGTAGTGGTTACTGGTGGTTCTGTAGTTGAACTAGTTGTAGTTGTAGTGGTTTCCTCAATTGATATATCTACGTAGTTATTACATAGAGGTCCAGTTGATTGAACTCTTATAACTGTAGTACCTTCAGGTACAAGATAGGAGGTGTATCCTGATTCTAAATCTAATTTAGCTATACTACTTTCAAAAGGTACAGTAAATCCATCTATATTAGATAATAGATTGAAAGGTCCTGTATCTGAACCAGCTGTAGTTAATGTTATTAAAACTGTAAGTGCCATAATATTTTTATTTATTATAATGTGGTAGTTGTAGTTGTTGTCTCCTCTACTCCAGTAGTAGTTGTAGTAGTAGTAGGTGCTTCTGTTGTAGTAGTTGTAGTAGTTGAAGGGGTTATGTCGTATGCTGTTCCTTCTAAGTCACACTCAGTTATTAAAAACGCAACTCCTTCTAATTCACAACTCAAAACTTGTAACTCTCCCTCAAGTTCACAATCAAAAGAAGGTTCTTGAGAAGTTGTAGTAGTTGTAGTTTCTACTATTTCAGCAGCAAATATATCTAAATCACATCCTGTATTTAAACCTGAGTAGAAAAAGTTATTCTCAGCTATATAGAAATTAGGTATGTAGGAATGAAAACTGATCCAAGTTTTAGTATTTAAATTAAAGGATAGTGTCCAAGATTTATTACAGAAATATAAAGGATCACCTAATTGCACTATTTGCTTTAACCCTTTATCTGTTTCAATATAGAAATCTCCATCGTATTTAATATCAGAAGATAGAGGAATATAATCAAGTTTTGTAATAATTACCCTATCGTATTTGGTATCATATACCCCATGTAATCCTATTCCCTTAAAATGGTTATCCGTATTAATCTCAGGAAAATAATCAGATATTTCAAAAGGTAAATGGTCAGTAAAAAACTGATTCATACCTAATCCTAATGCTGATAAATCTTCTACCGAATTTCCAGATATGAGGAAAATTTGACCCCTTTTAGCATCTGCTGTAATTTGACCTTGTGGTATTCTAAGAAGCATTTTATGCTGAGATCCTACAAACCCCGTGTCTGTTTCTGCAAAATCAATAGGAGGAGAGCTTCTAAATAAACTATCATTACCTAAGTAAGCAGCTTGAGGATTACTTGTATCTATTGTAAGTAGTGTGTTGTATAACAAAGATTTATTATGAAATCTTGCCAATACTCCTCTATTTTGAATACTGTCAATAGATGTTAAATTTCCATAATTTTGAGGAAAATCAAAATAAGAAACAGGTCTATATATTAACCAGTTATTTTTAGAAGGTCCTCCAGCAGGATCAGAATATATAGCCCTAAATGGAAATTTAGTAAAACACAAATCATCTTCCCAATCAGCAGGTAAATGAGAGAAGAAATTCTCTCTATTTTGTTTAGAGTAAGTTACGTTATAATAATAAGTATTATCCTGTACAATAGGAACAAAGCTTTCTTGTAACCAATCATCAGGTATACCTGAAGAGACATGAGGATAGAAATCCCCTTCTCTATTATTAAAAGCTTGCCTTAAATCTAAATTTATTGAACTTTCACAGTAAAATGAAGGTATTCCGTAAGCAAACATATACATTTTACCATCATAGTAAGTTCTACCTGGATTAACTACTTTTGGTGAAGCAGTGTCATCAGGCACAGGTAATTGATTATTAGGACAATCAAAGTTATGGGCTTTAACGGATATAATGTTTTTTAAAACTTCAGAACCCAACTTAGAATCCGTATAATCATATAAAATAGATCTTGCTGAATGCCAATATTCAGGATATGCAATATTACCTATTTCATCATAATATATATCACTATCGTCAGGAGCGCCTACTCTATTATCAATAAAAAATGGTAACTTAGTCTTAAATGTGTGTTTTCCTATAAAAGTATCTCCACCAAATACATATGCTGTATTTTGATTATCTGAGAACATTATTTGAGTCCCAGTATCTACAGTTTCATAAGAATAGATTTGACCCCATTGGTTTAAAAATGTATTTTTAAGAGAAGCATAATATACTACAGAAGATATATCAAACTGTTCTTCTGGTTGAGAACAATTTATCTGAGAAGCAATATACCTAGAATTATCACTAACTAAGCTTTCTGTGCCTAATAATAAGGAGTTAGTTTGTGAAGGATAAGGTAAAGAGGAGTTAGTTTTAATATAAACCGAGCTTTCTCTTTGGTAATTATTTAGATTTAAATCATCATTTACAGACTGTACTCCCGGATACAGATATTGAGAGGTGTCAATTTTTCTTTGCTTTATTCCTTGAGAATTATCTACAGGGGAGGAATAATTATAATTCAATATAGAATTATAACTGTATCCGTAATTTCTCCTAGTTATTCCATTTAAATATATTTGTAAATAAGCTTGGTATGCTGTAAATAATGCTGTGCTGCTAAAAGGAGAAGTAATATCTGCAATTGCTACACTTGATTTTAACGCATCTTCTTGTGCTTCTTTACTAATTAGTCTGTAAAGAGCGTTTTTCTTTACTTGTACAAAATGGGCTTTTCCTGCCCCAAATATAACATTTTCTATTTTAAGAACATCTCCTAGAAAGGGTTGACCGTAAGAAGTTTCAGGAGAGTTAAATACTTGTCTAGATTTGCTATCTTCATCAGTAAATGCTTTTAATTTATCTGGATAGCAGGCACTGTTTCTTGAGTCAGTAGGTATTTGAGTTATTGTATGAGGAGCATTACCAAAAGGAATAAGGGTTGAGGGTTTAGTACTAACTTGTACATTTACAATAACAGGAGAACCTGCAAAAACTAATACAGATTGATTGTCCCCATTTGTATCAGTATATTTAAAATATACTCTATTAGGAATAGAAACAAATGATCCTGTTAAACTACTAAAACCTTGAACAGAGAGTTCGTATGTCTCATATCCTATTTCCGTAACAGTTCCTGCACTTGAAGGGTCAAGAACAGGAGTAGATAATGAACAAACTTGTATAGTTTGACCACTTGTTATTTCTTCACCTATTAACGTATTAGTAAAACAATCTGTATATTCGTATCTACAGTCTGAAGTAGTTACAATTTCATATGTCCTACATTCTGAATTATAAGCGTTGCTTTTTTCTAGAAGAAAAGGGTCTTCTTTAAGATCATTATATGGATAGTTTGGAAAATAATATTGAGTTCCTTCTCTTTCATATTTTCCTACGTTTCTAAGAATACCTTTAGCTACAATAGATTTATTGGTACTTCTATCACCTCTAACTATTTTAAATCCTACAATACTATCTTTTTGAGATTGAGTTAAATCTGATTGATTTATTAAATTTTGTATTTGACTAATATCTATTTTAACTCCAATAGGATAGATTGCCCTATCCTCCATGTTTAGATTAGTATATTTACCATCAGCATCTGTATCTATAGTAGGACTTTCAAATATAGGACATAAATTAACATCTGGAAATTTATGGTGTCTAATAGGCTGTCCTGCTAAATCTCCCCAAACTTCAGTATCACAAGGATATAATTCAGTTGATTCCCAGTAACCAAATTCACCATATTGATGAGGACCTTTATACTCAGGATCAGATGTTGATTCTGTAGCTAATATAGTAGCTGTATTATTGTTTCTCCAAAAAGGATTAGGTTGTCCATCAGGACCTATATAATCAGGATCAGAAGAATTAACTTCTCCATAACTTAAATCAGAGGGAGATATCACCCTACCCGGAATGTGAAAGCTGTCTAACTGTTTACCATTGTTTAAAAGTGGAACAAACTCAAATGGATAAACCTCATCTCTCAAATAACTTCTAAAATTAGTAGCATTTAGTTCATCTGCATAATTTTCACCAGCAGGTAGTCTCCAAGTTTGCCACTGTAATGTTATTTGATTAGCTATTTTCTGTAAATTCATTCGATCTACAGAAGTCAACCCTTTCCAAACAAGTACGTCACTAACTGCTGTTACATCATCTGCTATCTCGTAAGATGGGAATTTTTCAAATATATCATCTATGGTGAGTCTAATTTGTGTCTGATTTTGCCCACTATATATAATTTCTTTATTTGAAGAATCTACATTATATGTTCCTACTAACTCTACTGAAGGTATATTATTTACTGTTTTTATAACAGCAAGATTGAAGTATTCAAATACCCCAGATATGTCAATGTTGTCAATTTCTAATATAACTGACTTACCCACAGGATAGTTAAAATCAGCAGTGGTTATTTGATTGTTTGCTACAGGGAGAGGGTTAGTTACTGAATAGTAAGAAGTATAACCAAAACCATTTACGTCACAATATTGTATTGCAAACTGTACAGTTCCTGCTGTTAGATTACCTCCACTAATAACATCTTTTATTGTGATATTTGGAATATCAAATTTAGGCTGTACACTTAATTGGTTACAGTCTACATCATTCGTAAATTTATTATCACATACATCAGTATTTTCTTGCCTTTTGTAAGGAATTTCATCAAGATTTAAAAATCTCCTTGGGTTAAATCCATCAGCCCAATATATCTCAATACCACAATTAGTTGTTCTGTGAGCACATTTATGTATAGGATGGTCTATGTGAAAGTTTAAACAATCAGCATTAACTAATGTCTTATATACACACTCATTATTTTCACTATATCCTATTTCTGACCTACCTTCATCAGGATTAACCAAAAAGAATATGTGTTTTTTAGCTTCAGGAATAGTATACTTACCTATTACAGAGTATCCTTCTGGAAACTCAAAGCAAGATATGTTACCTTGTTCGTTTTGATAGTTAATTGAATTACCATCAAAATTTTGAACATTGGCGTTTAGAGCATAAGAAACCTTACCTTTCTGTATTTGACCTACAGAAGAATCGGTATCCATACCTAATCTAGAAAACTGAATATGGTTATTGATATTTGATTCAGCCATGTTTAATTACGTCTCCAAGTAGATCTCCATCTACCTGTATGTACCTCATATTTTTTATTTCTGTCAAGAGTATCTTGGATACCTCTTATCTTTTCGTAAGGTGTCTTTTTCTTAATTTCAATTTCAGCTAAGATATAAGCCTCATCTGCAAGATTTTTATAGTATGCCTTTTTTTGTTCAAGTTGATTGAATGTTTCATCATTAACTTGATTTGTTAAAGTTTCAAAGCATTTGAATTTTAAGAAATGTTCAATATATTCCCTTATTCTATAATTATCAGGAATTAATTGATTGCCTGTATCATCATAGTCATAAGCATAAAATACTAAATAGACATTACCTTTTCTAAAACTTACAACAAATTTATTACCTCTAATATCAAAACTGTCTGCACCAGAAGAACCAAAATTCTTACAATCAAGAGAGCAATGCTCTTTAACGGAAATATTACCCGGCTTAAGTAAATATTGCCTTTTATAAGATCTTAATGTCTCATTGTTAGTTTTATATACAGCTTGTATAAGTACAGGCATACAGTTACCATCGTCACATCCCTCTAAACAATCCTCATTCGTACATGGTTTACCACCTGATGTTACTGGTGAAACTTGTATTGTAGTTTCAGAAGAAGCTTGAGAATAGAAAGAATTTGCAGATTGATAAGGAAGAGCATCAACTGTTGTACATAACCACGCTTCTCTAACCGCATAAAAATTATCAGGTAACCTAGCTTCAAAGTCCTCTATATCAAGAACAGTGTGAACTATATTATATGAGCTTTTACCAAGTTTATTCAAACACTTATTGACGTAAGTCGGAAATAGTAAATCATCAATTGCTCCAGAATCAAAATAGGATTTTAATTCCTCTTTTACTGTAGCAAAAATTGGTTCAGGACTGACAAAATTATATTTATAGTAATACGCCATTTTAAATTACATTATCCATTGTTTATATATATGTTGGTACTTTTCATCTGTTTTTAAATAATGAGCAAGTATTCTTGAAGTTACCCTTGAAGGTTTAAACCACCAAAGATCAGAATGTTTAAATCTTGCCGTCTTTTTTAACCATATCCATCTAAAATGATACCCCTCTGTATGATAATTAAAGTTGTATATTCTTTTACCTTTCTCTTTAGTTTTTTTCCAATCTATAGGGAGATTAATATATTCTTTTCCTGTTTTAGGGTTTTTCTTGATTCTTTTTCTCTTTTTCTTATTTATAGAAAATTCACCAAAACCAAGAGGTAATTTGGCTTTATCCCCTGTTTCTAAAATATAATCTCTAAAATTTTCATTAAACATATAGATTATATTTCTCCATTCATCAAATGTGATTTTGATTTCAGGATGTTTTTTACAGAAAGAAATATAGTTATCTTTTTGAGAACTTCGCCAATCGACTGATACTCTAGGCATATTTTAATTTTATTATTAATCTGTATTTCTGCTACCGGGAGATTGTCCATCAATAGAATTCGATGTCTTATCTACTGGAAGATTAAAATAAGTTTGTAGTAATTTTTGACTTACAAGATCAAGAACTTGTTTCTCCAGATACCCAGGAATATTAGCAGGGAGATCTAGTGGGTTTTTGCATATTTCCTCATTTGTAGCTTTAGTACCACAATCACAATCAGGAAACATTATTTTATTAGGAATGTCTTCTTCAAAACTGGCAGATATTCTTACAGCTTTTACTGAAGGGTTAGTAACATAAAGATAGTCATTTACTATAAAGTAATATTCTTCTTTTTTAATAACAGGTAGTTTTAGTAAATTTATATACCTATTAACTGTTATTTCTTTTAGTTTCTTACCTGTACCTGATAGAGCATTTATTGAATATACTCCCTGTATAAGGTACTGATAATTACCTTCTCCTATCTTTGGAAGTTTATATTTACTTCTAGCTATATTACATTCATCCACAAAATCACAACATTCAGAAATAGGAACTTCCATCATTTCTAAACATGGAATAGTTGTAAATAAAGTATCAGTAGCCCATAATTTTCTAAGATTAGTTTCTCTTTTAATCAATAGAGAACCTGTTCTCTTTATTTCTGAGAAAATAAGTCTGTCATTAATATAGGAATCAGAGGAAAGTATTTTATGCAATCCTCTAACTCCACTCACTAGTTCTCTACGAGTTGCCATTATAATCTAAATTCAAATTCTGCGATTTTCCCTTTTTCAGGATGATATACAAATGCTAATGCTGCTCTAATTTGGTTTATATATCCATTGTCTTGATGCCACCTATCTGTTCCCGACAATGATGGGACTTGTTGTACTCTTACTCCTGTACCGTTTATTTCTTTAGCCATGTAGTGATGTTTATCACCAGTGTGTACTTCTCTATATTTAGCTAAACCGAAAGCCATTGCACTATCTGGAGAGGTAGCAAACATAATGGGTAAGTTTTCTAGTTTACAGTTGTTACCATGATGGTAACCTATAAAAGTATCTCCAACTACTGTAAATTTTGTTACTGAATGATGTCTTTGGAATTTAATATTTTTGTATTCTCTAAATAGTACCTCTAATGCATGTGCAACAAAAAATCCTTTTGTTCTATCATGATTCCCCTGTACTAAAATAACTTCTAACTCCTCACATTGAGTTTTTAAGAAACTGATAGACTCTGCTAATATTTCAAATCCTTTCTCATACTCTTCATCAAACCAAGCAGTTACATCTTGTGGTGTACCATTTGTTGTACTATTTTGGTAGTTATCTGTATGGAAGAAATCGTTCGATAATGGAAATACTAATTTTCTAATTTTATAGTTAGCTGTAATTTTATTGATCAAATCCTCAATAGCAAAGAAGTAGTCAAGTTGTTTTGACGCTAAATTATCTCCTTGAAAGGTCTTTTTAGCTAAATGAAAATCGGAAATGTTAAGTTCTACGTCTACTTTCTCTAGCTTCTTAGCAGTAGGATAAACTTTAAATATATGATTTTTGATTCCAGGTTTCCAATTACTCAGAAATTTTGCAAAATCTTCTGGAGTGTAATCTTGTGGCTTTTTAAGTGATGCTAATACAGAAGAAGTAAATTTACCATTTGGTCTTAGTTTTGACCAGTAGTTTGATATTTTGTATTTATTAAGATCAATTTTATGTAGTTTTGCTAGTTCTTCTATATCTTTTGGCTCAAAAGAAACTTCTACTTTACTTTCGATTGTTCCTTTATCTACATTTACGTGGGTAGTTAATTCATTTAAGTCTTCGAATTGATCTTCCGTTTCTTGGTTTTTAAGTTCTTTTAATAGTTCTTCTAAATAATCTTCTGTTATGTTTAATTTTTCACAATAATATTTTTTGGATTTCTTGTGACTTAATAGCTGCTGAAGTCTGTTAAGTAACTTTTCATTGTTTTCTACCATTATTAAAGGTTTAAAATTTATACAAATATACGAAAATATTCTCTAAATTACCAAATTAATTTAACGTTTTTAGTTAGATTAAATAACTGGGAAGGTTATAAAATGAAAAATCCCCGCAAGTATCAGTTGCAGGGACGAAACCACCTTGAAAAACCAACAAATCAAGAGGTTTTAATATTAAGGACATTCTCCTATCTTTTCGCAAAGAATGGTTTTTAATGCAGGATTTGTGTCAATCGCTACAATTAAGGCATTAAATATCTCTTCTGGGGATAGTTTTTGATCAATTTTTTCAATTGCTACAGTTATTAAATCCTCAGTCTGGATTCCTGTATAGGGAAGATTTGAACCTGCATAATATAAACCATCAGAAGATAATAAAGTACTATTAGGAGTAGTACAACCTTGAGGATAAGTAGTATATACCACTAATCCACTTTGATAAGCAGTTGTCCAGCAGGGCATTCCGGGAACACATTTTGACATATATACTTGATTATCAGTTAATTATGGAATATACATTATAAAATATGTGGCAAGCACAGGTTGTAGGTTGCTGTGAGCTTGTCCTCCTCCTGAATTATTTATAGATATACCAGTAGCACTACTTTTAGTTCTCCCTACGTCAGCCTCTCCTGTCGCTGCTGCTATTTCATAATCACTATTACCACTAATGTCTCTTTCAGAAGCAGCATATTGACTAGCAGAGTTTATTTCATTTGCTCCTATAACTTCATCTTTAAACATTAAATGGTGGTGTTCTGGATCAGTTACACCATGAGAGTGTGCTGGAATTTGATTAATGTTAAGAGTGGTACTATTAGAGCCAGCAAGCGTACCTAACGCATAGTTAGGGTTAAATGTAGGATCTGAAGCAGGATTCACAGTTGCGCTTGGAGAAGGTCCAGGTACGCCAGATATGGCTCCTACAATAACTCTACCTCTAAGATCAGGTGTTCCGTTTTGTCCGTTACATAAATATATCTTTTCCCAATCTCCTGTTCCTGCACCTGTTGTATCAAAATTTGATAATGATCCGTAATAAGGTAAGATAGTATAAGGAACCATCTTATTAAAATGTTTCTCAGCTACTTCTGTACTATCTAAATAATCTTGAATAAGATCATTTAGTTCTGATAACTTTACATAATTAGTATCTAAATCTGTAGCTAAAGCAGTTAAAGAAGTATCTATTTCACAAAGCTTTGTTATAATAGCTTGTACAATAGCATGTGTACCATCTCCTGTTGCTACTCCTTCCAAACAACCTATTGTATAATTTGCCTCAATAGTAGCAATATCTTCTACAACAGCATCTACTTGTTCTTGTAAGTTACAAGAAGCTTGAACAAGAGCTTTAAACAAGTCTAAAGCAGTTACTTCTGAACATTCTTGTAAATATTGAGAAACGAGTTCACAATATAAATCTTCATCTATATTTAGCTTAATTCCGCTTCCATCTAATGTGCCCACTAGAAATGTAGCTAAAGCTTGCTCTACATAGGACAGAGAATCCCCATTTTTAATATCCAAAATAGGTACATCAACTCCTGTATATTTAACACATTTATCTGAAACTATTTCAGTACATCCTGAATAGCAATTTGAACACGCCATTTTATTAGTTTTTATTGATTAAAATTTTTACTCTACCTATTATCTTGTCCATACTGTAATTATCTAAATATAAAGAGTTACAATATTTATACTGTAAAATCCTCTTATAATGTAATAAATCTGAAATAATATCCGTGTTTATCTGCTTATTTAAAATAAACACAATATTACCATATTGCTTCTTTGCAAGATCAGTTAATTTACAATCTATCTGGGAAATTAACCCAGGTATAGAATTACATTCCTCACATTCTCTTAATCTTGGAAATAACATTATTTTTTGGACTTACTGTTACAAGAAGGACATTTACCACCCCTCATTTGACAGGCTGGTAAAATTGCTGGACATAAACTACATTTAACTGAATTACATGCCATATTATAGATAGTTATTTCCCGGACAACCACAATTACCTTTCATAAAGATATCTAATTGACGAGAAGCTTGTATATATAATTTGTTCGATACATCCGTTGCACAATTATTAGCAGCAGCAACAGCGCCCTGTATAAGGAACCAAATTGAATTTAATTCAACTTTTGATTGCTTTTTAATAGCTTGATCACACTCCATCATATCTAAAGTCATAAAAGCTTGATCGAACTTTTGTTGGAGTTGATCTATTTTTAATATACTTTTAGTGATAGAATATTCATGCGATGGGTATATAGAGTATTTAATTGTCCATACACCATCTGGTAAATCAACACTATCTTCAGTAGGTTCTGTTATTTCAAGTACACCTGAAGTTAATACATTGAAATCATTTGGTACAAAAGATATACTAACCAACCCTAATCCGGGCATAGTAACTTCTAATGTAGGAGATTGAATAACTAAATCATCTGCATAAGTAGAAGCATCTGCTATACCTAAAGTTTTAGGATTGTACGTTGGAATTACTATAAAGTCTAATTTGGTATCAGCCATAGAGATTAAACAAAAAAGGGATGGGATTTTCCTATTAGGCTCCCATCCCTTTAATCTTAGATTAGGTTATTATTAAGCAGTAGTTGTAGTAGTTGTGGTTACACAAGCATTATCTGCATCTACAGAACCAAGAGCTGCTTCAAGAACTGCCTCAATACCAGCCGTTAAACCACTTGGTACAGCGATAATTACAGTACTATCAGTTTTAACAACATCACTCCAGTTACCAGATGATTTATCGTAATCGTTAAATTTGATTACAAACTGATCATAAATTTGACCATCACTTACGTAAGATTCAAACACATTATTGTATCCAGCCAAGTGATGAAGATGTTTACCGAAACCAGTTTGATAAGAATGGAAATCTTTTTCAAGTTGACGGATTTCATCAGGTGTACCTTTAGGATAAGTAGATTCCTGAATTACCTCAACATCAGCTACGTTTATACAAGCATCTGGTACAATAAAGTCTGCTGTAGTAGCAGGACCTTCAGTAACAAATACGTTAAAACGCATTTTATCAAATTCAAATGGGAATGCAGCAGGGTCACAAGGTTGACCGTAAACATTTAGAGCTTTAGCATGAATTCTTAGAATTGAGCTTGATCCACTACCAACACGTTCGAATACGAACAGATCTGTTAGTTTAATGTTATCAGGATTGATACCTGAAGCGGACTGTTCAAGTTTTTCGATAATGCTATCAACAAGTGCTTCAGCATCTACTTCTGTACATGGATCAGCACCACACTCACAACAAGGAGCGTTTACCGTTACACTTCTGGTTAAACCATTAAAGTATAGTGTCTCCAGATATGAAGAGAATGCGCGTATGGTTACGGTCAGGACTTCTCCACACTTTACAGAGAAATTATCAACATCTGTGATTTGATTTACTGCGGTCGCACAACCTGCAATTTTGTAAAATTCAAGTACGTTTGAGTTAGCAGCATTTGCACCTGCGTTTTGAAGAGCACCTGCAATCTTATCAGAGCGTTTGCTACCCTGTAAAAGATTATCTTCTCTTCCTTGAGCAATGTAAAAATATTTAACTCCTGCATCATCAATAGATGTAGAAGAAGCAGTTGTGTAGTCAGGTTTGAAAAACCCTACACGACCAGCCGTAAGATCCTGAGTAGAACCAGAGCTAGGAAGAGTATTTCCTACTGGCACTACAAACAGAGTAGTTAACGAGAAATCAGCCATTTTATTTTAAGTTTAAAGTTTATTCGTTTGTTTGTATTCTAAGTTGTGAACTTTGTACAGCAGCTATATTTTCTGTATACATTGCTAAATGCTGTACTGCTAAATCAACTAATTCATCTTCTAAGTATTCTTCAAGTTCACAATCTTGATTTGAAGAAGCTTTATCTTCTAAATTAGTATATCCTTCTTTATCAATGTATTTAGGGTATCTTAAATAAGATACAAATAGTTTAGTTGGTTTAAATGTACCATCTGTATAAATATTAAATTCATCAGATGATATAGTATTGAAAGTTTCTTGGTATTCAAAAGAAGGTTTTAAATCAGAATTAGTTAAAAGAAATTGAATATCTCCATGTTTAACTAAATCTTTATTTACCCATAAAGGTCTATTTTTACAATCTCCTTTATCTGCAAGTACATAAGCATCAATCCAAAACATATATTTAGGATCGAGTTTACTTACAGAAGCCTTAAATTGATTAATATCCTTATTACCTTCTGTTAAGTCTAAAGATTTGTAATCTTCAATAAGATTTTCTAAATCTTCGTATCTTTTTTTGAATCCGTCTAATCCTATCCCAGATAATCCTGTAACTTTTTGTTTTATCAGCTTTATCTGTGCTTCATTTAAAGCAACTATTTTATCTTCTAAAGGGAAATCTTGATGATCGTTAGTTGATAGCTTATTTAGTTTTAGACTTAGTTTGTACAATAAGCTATCTACTGGTATCATACATTAGCGAATTTTTTAGTTTTTAGTTCTTGTTCAAGAGTAATTAACTCCTCTTGATTTTCTTCATCAAGGAGAAACTTTACGTATTCGTCTTCACTAGAAGCTACTTCATATTCTCCTCTAAATAGTTTACCCCCACTTTTTAATCTAAAAATTGAATGAGCAATTGCCTGTTTAACAGTATCTTTAACATGTAAAAGATTTTCTTTCATGTCTGCAAATTGTGTAAATACTTTTACAGGACTCAATCCGGTATACTTACCTGAAGTAAACTCACTTTGTTTAAGTACATTGTCTATCTGATTATATACAACTTCTTCAATTGTATCATCTGTAACAGGTAATCCTAAAAGTCTTGCAACTTTACGTTTTTTCTCAGGTGACATACTGTTAAGTTTAACAATAGCGTCATTGATAAGTTTTTTCTTTTTGAACATTACCTGATTTTCAAGTTCTTCATCAGAAACATAAAATTGAGTATCTGCTGGTACTTCTCCTCTTTCATACGCTTGTAATGAAGGAGCGATAGTTGGGTGAACCCTTAACCATGCAAATGCTAGTTCCTGAAAAGCATTATTAAAATCAAAGTAATTGTCTCCATCTATCAATTTATAAGGAGAAACATGTTTCGTATCAGTATCTGATTTACGTAACGCATGATTCCAAAAAGAAGATGTTGGACCAAGATCTACATTTAGAATATTCTGTAATTTAGATTTAAGTTTAGTAACCCTTTCAATTTCAAGTTCTTTTTCTTGAGGGTCCTTAATTCTCTGGATATAAGCAGCATCAGGATCTAATCCTGTTCTGTATTTACCAGTAAGTTCTTTATATGGGTATTTCCATGTACCTGTTCCGGGGAGACGAGTGTATCCTGCGGCAGACAATGATTTATCCATACTCAAAACACCTGCATTAGAGAATTCTTTCTTAATGGTAGAAATTTTACCGTATTTGCTCATACAATATGTAGTTAAAAGTTGTTAGTTTTATTAGTAGCGTCCTGTGGATTTGAACCACCCCTCTAGCTTATGAGGCTAGAATGCAACCTTTACACCTTGGCGCAATGTAACGATTTTGGTGATTTAAGAGGATAAAATCGTGAACCTACCCTACTCCACATTTTTTACAGTTTTGGCTTCTGTTTTTAATTTTTAAAAGAGTCCCTCTCATACTCAGCAATATGAGAGGAACGGACTCTTCGTATTGTTGTAATTAAGGCTTACAACAGCCCATATTTTAGAATCAATTAAATTAAATTTTTAATTTTTCCTGTTTTTCCTTTTTCTATTTCAAGAACTCTTTTGACGTGTATAATGTCAGTATAAGGACTATGTAATTCTCTATGACAGTTAGCACATAGTAACATACATTTCAAAGCTTCTTCTAAAATATCATCATCTGATTTAGATTTCAAATTTTGAATCTTTACTTCAAAATTCTTTTCGTAAGGATTTTTATGATGAAAATCGAATGCTGATATATTTTTATTATATCCACATTTTTCACACTTTCCTCCAAAAAGTTCTATTAATTCTAACTTCTTTTGAAGACCTCTTAATGTATACTTATTTAAACCATACTCTTCTTTAAACTTTTTCTGAGTTTCAGAAGCGTATTGATATTTGACCTTATCGTGACATTTTTGACTACAGAATCTTTTCCTTCTCTGTATCTTTTTACCTGTCTTAGTCTTTAGTTCTTTTTTACAATATTCACAATATCTAATTTGTGAATCACCCATTATTCATTAAAAGTTTGGTATTTCCTCTATAAGTACGGTTCTTGACAAATCTTCGATAAAGATGTCACAACGATCTTCCATCCAGATAGTATATCCAGGGAACATGTTCGCAGAACTCATACCTTGTGAACGAGCAAAACCTAAGTGGTGTTGACGACCATCTACATAACCCCAAGTCATTGAAGGAGAACCTTTATGGCGCACTTCACGGATGTTGTTTACCAACGAACCATCGCTTGATGGTGATACATCAAACACCATGAAAACAGGAGTTGATTTCTTATTTTGACCAAACTCAAGGTTTGATTGAGGAAGATCAAGTTCTTTCAAGTGGAAGATATCAATTCGACCAGTTTCACGACTTACCATTGCATTAAATGCAAATCCGTAAGTAAGTTTGTTTTGAGGAGAACCTACAGTAACATTACCTGATTCAGCACCTTTAATTTCAGTAAAGAAAGTCAGACCTGAGTTCAGAGCATCTTCCTTAACTGCTTGTTGGAAAGTATCCATACCAGCTTCGTTAGTATAGATTTTTACATGACGATTTGCAATATCCACACGTCTGTAGTACAGATCACCGAATACTGAACGTAACAAGCTTGCAGAGAATTCACCCCTGTTGTATTGTACAAGGTTACCGTTATTACGCATTCTATGATATACACCAGCAGAGCTACGCTTCACTTCTTGCTTTGAACCAGAAGTTTTAACAGTACCTGGTTTGCTCCAGATAAAGCGTTTAACTTTATCTTCAAGCATTTTAATACGCATTAAATATTCAACGAATGGTTCCCAACGAACATCATTACGAGTAATAGGCATTTGGTTCCTACGCTGAGGAGCGTATACTAGAATATCCAAAGGTTTACCATCTGAATCACGAAGAGTACGTTCATCAGCCCATTTAGTAATAGTATGCTTACGACCATATGCTCCCGATAGAGATTCAAACATTACGATCTTTTCACCCAAACGAGGAAGACCTGGAAGATCTTGATCGAATTCACCTACTACGCTATCAATTCCTTCAAGCTCAACTCCTACTTTAAGGAAACGTGAGTCTACGAAATCAACAAGAGGATTATCACTTACAAGAGTGAATGTGTACAGACTACCTTTACCCCAAGGAAGAGGATCTTTTACAACATATAGTTGAGGTCCGTACATACGGCTACCCAAGCTTACTTTAGAGTGAACCCCAAATTCAGCAGTATCAAGTACTAATTGAATTTCTTGACCATCAATACCTGGCTTCTCCAAATTGGCAGTAGAAGTAGGGATGTCAATGATTTTAGGGAATTTGTAAGGTACATTAACATTCCATTTCCAGCTATCGCTGTTGGTGTCAATGTAAAAAGGTTTTGACTTGTTAACCATATCCAAAAAGTCATTGCTATACAATGAGCTTTGTGTATAGATGGATATAATTTTCTTGTCATAGTCCGCAGGATCAGTTGTGTGCAGACTTTCCAAGTGGTTACTGTCGGTAAGTTTACCTACAGCACGTTTGTCAAGAGATGAGTATCTCGCATAGGTAAATCCGGTTAATCCAGGGATTGTTTGAATAGCCATTTTGTTAGTGAAATTTAAAAGTTTATGTTAATTCGTATTATGAAAACCAAGAAGAAGGTTGTTCTTTTTCTTTAGTCTTTTTAACCGAAGATTTCTCTGAATGCCTATTCAACTCTTGGAATAATGTATCAGATTGTTTACTAATTCCTGCTTTTTGAATAGTTGATAAGGTAGGATCTTTTTCTAAAGTTTTTAGCAAAAGAGCAACTTTTACCTTAAGTTCGTGGTTTTCAGGTCTTTTTAAATCCAAGATCCTTTTGTCAAACTCTGATAGAGTTTCGCCAGAAGGAGTCCTGTACCTGTCAACTAAGAGAAAATCTTGTAGTTCTTGTGCTAATTTAGGATTGATAGGAATACCATCAAATTCCTTATTTTTTAGTTTATTTTGCAAAACAGTATTTACATTAGTAGCATACTGTTGTTTAGATGCAGCTTGTTGTCTAAGTCTTTCTTGACTTTCCTGCTCCATTTGAGCAAGTTTAGTTGCTTCTTTTTTAACTAATACTTTATGGTAACGTTGAGAAACTTGTTCTAAATCACCATAATTTTTAAGTCTTTCGACTTCTGTATTAACATCCTCATGATCAAGACCTTGATCTATAAGAGTCTGTCTTATGACTGCTATTTGATTTTCTTCTTTAGAAAGATCTAATTCAGCAAAGTTTTCTATTTTATTAGCTACTGTGAAGTATTCTCTGGGATCAACTCCCTTTACATAGATAGCTTCAAATGCCTTCTGATAGTCTTCCCCAAATTGAGAGATGAAAGTATTGATCTTATTCAGAGCAGCTTTCTCTCCTTCATATTTGAATCTTTCAAGGAATTCTTCAGGAGTATTGACTTCAATATCATCTTCTTCTTCGTCTTGAGAAAAGACTCCTAATTTTAAAAGATCCTTAGCTAAAGCGGAATACTTATTAGTTGGAGCAGGTTCTTTTTCTTCCTTTTCCTCTTTCTTTTCAGTTTTTTTAGTATCGTCTTCCTCTTCTTCCTCTTCTTCAAGAAAGCTCTTTATAGGATTACCTTCTTCATCAAGTTTAGGCTCCTCCTCTTTCTTTTCTACTTTAGTCTCCTTTTTAGGTTTTTCTTCCTTTTTTTCAGGTTCGTCTTTAATTTCCTCCACTTCTTCAGGAGGAGTAGAAACAGTTTCGCTACCTAAAAGGTCAGAAATAATAGATTGATCTCCTAATATACTGGTTTCTTCAATACTAAAATCAGTAAAGGAAGTTGTACTTTCTTTGCCTTCAGTCATATTTAGTTAAATTTTGATTGGTTTTCTATGCAAAAGTATAATGTTTATTTGGAAATAACAAGAAAAATTATACAATAAGGTCATTTTTCTCGCATAATATAGCATTATCCTTATTTTGTTTCTTTGGTTTTTTATAAAGTTTCTTATACTTATTTATAATGTTATGAACTTTATCCACCACATCTTCTAAGTAATAACACTCCATTTCATCATTTGTTAAGGATAGATTATACCCATGCCAGCTAAATAGGATATTTATTAGATGCTTTGCCTCATGAGCTATTTCACCAGGTTTAGCGGTATCTTTGAAAAAGAGCATGTACCTCCTGATACCCGATTCATTTTCATAAGCATAGGTATATGCTCGTATGTGCTTTATTTCGTCATCTTTCGCTATTTTCTCAGAAGTCCTATCTCTAGCATATTCTATTCCATGATATATTGTATTAGCTACTATTACCCAAATAGTAGCTTTAAATACAGGTAATTTAAACTTATGAAATAGTACTTTTTGGTTTTTCATAATAATATAACATTATACGTATAGTTAATGTTATTTCTTTTTAGGTTTAGTTTTTGCTTTATTAGCTCTATTTTTAGCGTTAATACGGGCTATTTGTATATCGTTCTCCATGTTCTCCCTTGCTACTTGAAGCTTTTCTCTTTCAAGCCTCATTTTATCCTCTGATAACTTATACTTGTTTTGTATATCCAAAAGTTTAGCTTGGTGAGATTTTGTAACTTTATCTCGTTCAAGTGAGAGTTTATTAGCTTCATATAGGTCAGGTATCTCGTTTTGGTTACTATCTTCCCCTTCAACTTTACCAAATCCAAGAGCTGAGATAATTGCAATTTCCTTCTTATTAACCCTATCCATTTCCTTTTCATAGGATTCATGTGCTCTATCAAGTTCTTTCTCGTAAGCCATTTGCTCCATTTGTTCAGTAGCAATTTCTCTTTGTTGTTGAACTTGTTGTTGCTCTATCTGCATTTGTTGCTGTTGCATTTCTTCTTGTTTATCCCTCAAAGTTTTAAATACTTTCTCCATTTGCCTAATAGAGTCAGTAGAATAGAGCTGGATAACATCCAAGAAAGAACCTCCATTTTGAAGTAATGGTTGAGCTAACATTCTTAATTCTTCGAATAACTTCTTGTCTTCTGGTCTGTTTGTAGGGAATACCTTTAAATCCCTTAATTTAAGGTCATTTCCATTTACCTGTACAAAAGCTGAAGTACCTTTTGAGTTTATATAAGATAATGTAGAGGTAGGTTTTTGACTCTCCACATATAGGGATGCATCAATGATTGCTTGGTATAACTGACCTAATACATATTCATGGGCTACAAATAGAGGTTCTGTTTGAGCATAACTTTGTTGTAGGTTTGCATTTGATGCAGTTGCTGTAGATGAAGGCGCTGATTTACCTAACCTTTCTCTATTCATACCTATTAACTCCCAACACTGAGCCTTTAACCAATCTGCCATATTAATACGAGCAGTCATTTCATTAGATCTAGTAAGGTCAATGTTCTTTGCAATAGTTGTGTTACTGGTAGGAGCTTTAGTGTTTTCTGGAGAATCATCATCGAAACTAACGCCTCTTTCCTTCGCTTCTAACATCCACATATCTACAGCATCCTGATCATCTGAATCTTTAAGTTTAGGAATACGTCTGATATTAATGTTTGCTATATTACCTATTTCTTTCTCCAGAAGTTGATATAGTTGATTTAAACAGATATTATATAAAACCTGAAAAGGTTTCATCATATCTATTATGGATTTAGGTTCTGTATTCTTAATTTCAAAATTAACCCCTATAATAGGACAGTAGTTAAGTATTTTTAAAGGTTTGATATGGTATATATCTGGTCCTATTTTAAATCCTTGATACCATTGGTTAATCCATCCCCATTCTACAGAAATCTCTGTAGGAATAGTTCCTGTTTTATAATTTTCATCTACAAGAATAGTTTGTTCATTTCCTAACTCATCCTCATAGGTTACTTTTCCTATCTTCTTTTTACTAATCCAATATGCTCTAACTACTGTATATTTATATCCAAATGCAGATACATTTGATGATAGTCCAAGAAAATCCTGAAGACTATCATTATTTTCTTTCATACTAGCATCAGCTATAGCTCTTTCTTGTAGAACTAAAGGGTCATAAGTATCGTATTTTACACTATCCCATCCAGGTTGTTGATTTGGATTAAATAAGTTAGATTCACGTACATTCAGAAGACCAAAGTTCTCAACTCCTTTTCTTAAGTGATCTATTTCCTCTCTTGTTAGTTCTGGAAAAGCCTCTATAATTTCAGAGATTTCCATCACATGAACAGTACCTGCTGCATATGCACCTCTAACTCTACCTGAAGGATCAGAGATGAACTTCCTATCTGGAGTAGTTAAAAACCATACATTTTTAGGGTTTTCTACAGTAATGTTATATCCTAATTTAGAATTATCTTCGTATATATGATAATATTCTCTTGCAGATATACAGAGGTCTCTAAATGCTTCTTCGCTCATTTCTTTGATATTGAAATCAGCTTTTTGGCACGTAAGAATATGATTGCCCCATTTTTCAGCTTTAGAAGTATAGGCTTCGATTTCATCCTTTACTTGCTCAAAGCTCATTTGTTCTAATTCTTCATCACTTATCTGTTGTCCTTGAAGAGCAAGTTGTTCCTGTATCTTTACTTTTGCTTCTGTAATAATATACTCATTCAAAAGTTGAGTCTTAAACGCAAGTTCTTCAGATTGACTATCATCATCAAAAGCCTTTACTTTATAGTCATCCGGTCGTTTAGTAAGTTCTCCAACAAGGTTATTTAAAGGAGTGGTTATAATAGAGTAATGTTTTACATATTTAGGTAAATCCATATCCTTTGTAAGGATCTCCGTAAAACTCTTAACTTCAGGTTCCTGATAGAAATCTTCACTTTTAAGTATACCTTTTACCAGATCGTAGTTCTTTACAAACGTATCTCTATTCTTAACATATTCAGCATATGCCTTATTTGAGAAATAATCCATTGTTTGTTTTGTCCAGTCTTTACTGCCAATTTTTTCATTTTCAGTTTTAAACTGGTCTGGATATTGTATAGTGTACGGGTATTTTACCGCTTGTTCTTTAAGCGTTCTAATTATAGCCATTTAGGTAAATAATTTATGTTTTCTTTGTTTAAATAAAGACGAACCTCCTGTAAATAAAGGGGCACGTTTATTTTTGTTTTTATATATTGATGAAACTCTTTCGTCAGGTTCTCCTCCCACTTTTCCAAGTATGGGGTCTAATTTCATCGCTAAAGCGATTGCTAACTCTGCTGCAATTACTCTATCATAATTACCCTCTTCATCATTATATTGTATAATTTCTTCAAGTAAAAGAGGATCGAGAATTCTATTTATACCTAATACTTGAGAAGTAATATTACCCTCCTCATCTTTCTGAATAGATATTTCTTCTTCCATATACTTCTTTAAACAAGTGTGTAGAAAATTCCTTATCTTTTCAGCGGATCTATGAATACCATATTCTCTATTTACAGTAGTATTAGGTACTATTTCTTTTAACCATTGAGGCTGTTTTTCTAAATAATGAGCATCGCCTTTAGATATCATATAATCTATAAAAGAGATTTCATCATTTTCACATAGGGTTCTAGCGTTATAGTACTTTACTAATAATCTTGCCTGTTCTTCCCATTTCTCCTTTTTATCAGGTCTAGCACAATAAGAGGCAACAAACATATCTTGATACTTCTCACCTGTAATTGAGTGCATCCTTTTATATATAAATACAGAACCTAGTGAATTACTATATTCTGATTTACCCTGTCTATATGGGTCAACTCCTGCCACATATAGTCCATATGGAGGATTTTCTATAGGGAACTCATATATAATCACAGGAGCATCTTTTGATTCCCCTGCTTTTAGTGGGAAGTTTGAAATAGGTTCTTTATCTGTAAACTCATGTTTTATACCATTGTCATCATTATATAGAATTACAGGAGTTCCTACTTTACCTTGGGTAATAAGTCTATTCTTTTGTCGCTTTGCTGCTTCAACATCAAATATATTATCAGAATTAGACAAGAAGCACTCTTCAATAGTAAGAGGATAATACATGACCTTTTTCATGTATATTGTCTTATCTGGATTCTTTTTAGCAGCCTCTCTTTCCTTATCTATTGTTTGTTTCGCTAATTCTTTATCTGAAACTAAAATTGGTATCTTTTCAAGCTCTGACCTATCTTTGATTTCTTTACCTTGTGAAATTAAATAATCAGCAAGGTTTGATTCTTTCTTACAATCTTGTCTATATAAACCGGATAGGAAGATACAGGTCTTTTTACCTGTTTGTTCATCATAGACAGATAGGAAGTTATTTGCATCAGGGTTTAAAAAGAAGTTTTCCGCATCTTTCCCATTATCAAATGACCCTCCAGTACCTACAAGAATCGGTACTGCTCTAAATCCATTTTTACCTTTCATTGCAGGAACCCCTGCTTCATATGCTTGTGAAAAAGGGTATTTACCCACTTCGTCCATTATAAAAGTTTTTGCTGTTGTACCAGCAGATACTTCAGTATTATGTCCGTCTTTAGCATTTCGAATAACTATATACGACCAAATTTCATCATCACCGCTTGGTTTTTTATATCCAAGTCTAATTTGATTTGATCGCCATGTCTTATCTAATCTAGGTATATTTAAACCTTCCCAAACGTTTTTTAATCCAAAATCAACTTTATCTTTTAAAAGGGATAGGTCATTATCGTTACCGCAAACAATTACATTTTGAGTGAGTTTGAACATTATAGAGTTCATTCCAAAATAAGAAGCTTCCATTTCAGATTTACCTCCCTGCCTTCCTCCTATCTCCATGTATCCTTTTTTCTCAAGTCTACATCTTTCGAGATACTCAGCTCTTATCCATTCGTTATCTCTAAGTAACGGTAAAGATTCTTTTCTTATTTCATTACCCCATTCGTCAGTATCATCAATACGTATCCACCAATGATTTAAATGCCAATATAACCATCCTGATATATGGATGCCGTTTATATTAACTCCTCCCTTTATCTTCTGCTCTTCCCATTTAACTAAGTCGTCAAACTCCTTAGTCCCTACTGGAGGTAAAGATTTGATATTTTTGAAAAACTCTGTAGTTTTAATTTCCATTACTGCATTCTATGAGGAACAGTAGCTGAACCCCTAGCTTCTTTTTTAGCTTCTTCTATCTTTCTCATTGAATCTACTTCTTTTAATAGAGAGAGATAATTCTTCATCGTTTCTTGTAAGAATTTACCTTGCTGTTCAATAGACGCAATTACCATAGGTAACATACCTCCCTTAGCAGTAGGTTTCCATTCAATACGATCTTTTAGTTCATGTATAGGATTAGCATCTATGTAAGCTTTCCAACTTTGAAGTTGAACCTCAGCCCAGTCTAATTCTATATCAACAAAAGTTTGTTTTTTAGCCATAATCTTCGTTATCAAGAGTTAGGTTCATACCATCTTCTATAATCTTCTGTAGCTCTTGTTCATCAGTTTCATGGAAAACATCCATTTCTAGAGTAGCCTCATATTTAGTTAGTGCATATAAGAGTTCTTTATCTGTCATTCCCCATATATCCCCATATTCATCGAGTGCTGTTGAAATGTGTCTCCCTAGGTTATAGGATGGGTACCTCTTTTTGAGTTCCATTAAAATTCCTATAGCCTGTACGTAGTAGTTTGGTTTTACATTTTTCATATCATTGTATCTCTAATATCTTGATCTGTTAGAGTCTTTTGTTCTTTTTCAATATCTTCTTCGTCAAAATTATCCTTATATTCTTCATTTATATAATCAGAAGTAAAAAATATACCAATTGTATCTTCTCCGTTTTTATTATACCCGGATAGATCAATGAAGTCTATTCCTTTATCATACAACTGGTTAAGTATTTCGATAAATGATTCCAGTTGGATTTTTCTGATTCTAAATTCATTTTCCATGTTCTTTCCACTTTAAAGGTAATTGATTATTAGGGTTGTCTTTATTCCATGTTTCAATACCACACTTATTTGACATACCTGATGTCCTAATATTTATCCCACAGCCACAAAAGGAACAATGATCATCTGTTCTGTGAGTTTTATAGTTTCGTCCTGTTAATTCTTTAAATTCATTAGAAGTAACTGCATTCTTGCTCATAAATGGACAAGTAGCACAAATCACCCTTCTTCTTATAATTTCTTCTTTCTCATCTTCAGGTAATGTATCTAATTTAAGTTTTACATTAGATACAATACTCTCTACAATTTTAGCAGAGTTAGGTAATCCTGCTGGTATTAACTTAAGGTATTCTCCAATTGCTGACATTTTTCTATTCTTGGTTTTATTCCTTCTAAAAAAGCTAGGGTATTATTTAGCTTTGTTTCTATACTTTTTCTCCTGTTTTCAGTCAAGTTAGGATCTTCTAATATTTTCCTAAATGTTTTCTCCTTTGATAAGTTCTTTTCCCACTTTCTTAATGCTTTACTCTTATTAAAAAGTAGCTTCCCAAATCCTGAAATTTCAACAGTATCATGTTTTTTAGTAGCCTCGTATATCCCCTCCATTTGGTGAACTACTACAGCATCTATAATTTTTGAAGGAATATTAGTTTTTAAAGACATTACTTTAACTAAATAGTCCTTTACAGACATTGATACAGGTTTATCCATTTACGGTTAGATTTACTTGTAACACAATATTATTAGAAAAATCTAAAAGTATTTTAGGATTAACTTTAACTTTAGTTCCGTCTTTTACTAAAACTCCTATTTTCTTTAATTTACTCACCATATTGTTTATAGTGGGAGAGGAGGAATTGTAGAGCTTACAAAATTCCTCCTTATTAGTAGAATAGGAAATATTCCCTTTTATAGCTGTGAAGGCAACTAGTTGAATCTCCCTTTCGGTGAGTTTAATCCCATTAACTGCTGATAGTACAGAGTAATATCTGTATGCTAATCCTAATGGATTTTCTTCTTTTTTCTTTAGTTTCTGGAATATAATTTGGTTTTCCATACTGCAAATATACGATAAATTCTTTAAATAACAAAAATAATTAAAAATTAATGCCATATTATGTAGAAAATTTTTCTATCTCCTTTTCTAAATCATCAATTTTAGACTGAAATTCATAGATTAAATACTCCATTTCTTCACATTCAGAACAATTCATTGAAAAAGTCTCATACTCTAATTCTTCTAATTTCTTCTTACAATGTCTCAATTTAGCTTGTAATGATCTCTTTGTTGGTTTCTTATTCATATATAGTTATTTTAAATTAGACACACTATCCCCTTTATTATAATTAAACTGTCTAGGTAATCCTTTTACCAGTACACCTATTTTCCTTACCCGGAGTATATGAGGTAGTGACCTATAGATCTAATCCCACCCAACCACCCTGCAAGTTAAGGAGAAATCCAAGTAAAATCAATAAAATTTGTTAGAAATTTTGTAACTCTCTGAGAACCAGAGAGATTATTTTTAGAAAGGAGAGGTGGATGTGTGAATCGAACACACTCATAATAGTTTTGCAGACTACTACCTTCCCACTTGGCGAATCCACCTTATAGTGCAGTATGTCAGGATCGAACTGACTCTTTTCCAACTTGGAAGGATGGCGCACCACCATTTATGCGTATACTGCGAGTACCCAATGATGGAATCGAACCACCTCTCTTTGTATGTAAAACAAAAGCACTTCCGTTATACTAATTGGGCATTGTGGGACAACTTAGAATCGAACTAAGTTCTTCTGTTCTTCAGACAGACGCAGAATCACCAGACTTGCTCTTGCCCCTTTTATTTTTACTACCAAATGTATCTGTTTGTCTATGACAATTTGGACATAAAAATCTTAAATTTTTTATTGTATTATCTGTTCGGTTTCCATTTATATGATCTATATCTAAAGTTATTTCTTTTCCCTGCCAATGAGTCAGATCACATTTATTACATTGATAAGGAATCCCTTTTTCTATCATTGCTCTTTTTAATAAGGAATGATTAGCTCTAAAGATATAATCGTCCTTTAATATATCATCTGCCCCTTTTCTGCGAATAAATGACGGGTTTCTACTACCTTTATGACTCTTTCCTGTAAAATGACTAGTATCTACATTCCAAAGAATACATCTTTTTTTAAGAATTTGATAACTATTGCCACTATCAGGACATCCTATTTTTCTACATAATTCAGAAAAATTAATACTGCTTATTGCTGCTTTCTTTACTTGCTCTATTGTATATTTCATAGACCATCTATGTTATAGTTCCATAGTAGCGAAGGAGGGAATCGAACCCAC